GACCAGGCCGGGATAGGTTCGATTGTCGATGAGATCGAATGCGGCGACGAAAACGGGAATGGATCCATTGAGCATGACAGGATCGTTGGCATCCCCCAGGGCTGGCGGCTGAATGGCGCGATCAAAACCACCGAGCGCAAGGTGGCCGAAAAGACCCTGATCCACGGCGGGCAGGCGCTTATGAACTGGTGCGTCGGGAATGCCAGAGTGGAGCCGAAGGGGAACGCGATATCGATCACGAAGCAGGCCAGCGGGACCGGGAAGATCGATCCATTGATGGCGACATTCAACTGTGTTGCACTGATGGCGATGAACCCGGAGGCAAGAAACAAGAAATCGGCCTACGAAAACATTTCCAAGGACGAAATTTTGAAATCAATGGCATTTTGATTAGGAGGAATGGCATTTTGAAGGATGATACCGTGCTCGACCGATGGGGCCTTATAGCCAGCTATCTGAAAGTGTCCGAAAGGACCGCGAAACGCTACCACCTGGAACGAGGCCTGCCGATCCACTACGACCCTGCGGGGCATCCGATTACCACGCCCGCGAAGCTGAACGAATGGCGATTTTGTGAAAAAAAGACAACCAATCCCGCCTAATGCGGAATGAGGGCGGCATGGACCGCCCCGTCGGTTTATTTTTCCTCTACCCATCGCCGCATCAATTCGATGGCGGCGGCCTGCATCGATTTCCCATCCGCTGCGGCCTTAGCCTTCACGGCCCGGCGGAGAGTTTCCGGGACGCCCCGGAGCATGATGGTGACGGTCTTGTTTTGTTCTTTTTCCCCCATTGATCCACCTATCATCGCATTAAGGTTTTCGATCCACTTCTGCATCTTGGGGGCCTCTGTTTTTGATATTTTTACTACCTGATAACCCAGCAACACCCACGATTGGCCGTCAAGCGCACCTCCATCCGGCAAGACGACAACCGGCTGCCCATAACTTGATGCCGGGTGATTGGTCGTAATTCTTGCTTTCGTCCTCTCGTTTTTTCCTGTCAAAATATCCGTGTACGATAGTTCCATCTTTTCCTCCTTGTTTTTTTGGTTTATTCCCGCCCTATTGCGCTTCGTGCTTTGGCTTCCAACGCCTCGGCTTCTTTTATGAAATCATCGTGCCGCTTTTGTTGATCTTCGTGGCTAAGCAATCCATCGGCATCGTAAAAGAGCGCTCCGGAGGCTTTCGATCTGAGATCCGCGGCTTCGGCCATCATCTTCGCGGCCTCTTCCTTCTTTGCCGCTTCCGGATATTTCTCTAACCATGCGGCCAACTTCGCGCGAGCATCCGCGCGGAGTTTTGCCGGGAGCCACACATTGTCCTCGCTGTCGGATCGGGCGATTCTTTCCGCTTTTGCAAAAAGATCGCGGATCGCTTGCCGCTCTTGGTTTTCCGGTCGGTTTGCGATTTCTTCGCATTTAGCCCTATGTTCGGATTCTAGCCGATTGGCTTCCTTGTAGATGATTTCGGCAACATTGGCCGGGAGGACAACATCGGCCTTGCCAAATCGATAAATTACCCTCCAATTAGTAGGGTTTTCCCCCATTTTCCTAAGCGCCGCCGTGGTAGCCGTATTTATTTTGTTGCTGACGACAAGCGCATGAACCTGCATCACCGGCATGGCTTTTTTAGTGGTTTTTGAATAAATTCCAACGATTCCCGGTTCCCAACTCGCCACCCTTTTTTCATCTTTGTAAATTTCCATCTTATGCTCCTTTTTTGTTGGTTGCGTTTCGCCCCTCATCGTGATTCCAATATATACAATGCTAACAATGATGTCAAGCGAAAAACGAAATAAAATAAAAATAATTTACCGCAATACAACCAGCCGAAATCACAAGCGAATTTAAATTAATTGCGTTTGCATTGCGTTTTTGATGCAAAAAAATATCATTTTGTTGATCCCACCGAATTGATCCCCACCTCAAAACCATATCGGTGACCCCGCCGAATTGGTTGATTGTCGTACATTGTCGCTTTTTGTCGCCTTTTGTCATTCTTTGTCAGTATTACGCCCATTAGAATAGTGCTACCGGGAATCATTACATCCATATTCACGGTTGCGATTCTGCGGGAAGGGCGACTTTTTGGGTATTTTTGAAGCGATTAAGAGGTTTTTTAACCTATCTGTGACCGATCCGAAGGCGTGGAACGAGTCTCCCTGGGCGTTGCGCGGGTCAATATCCCCGTCTGGCGAACATGTGGACGAATACACCGCCCTCACCTCTTCCCCGATTTACAACGCAGTGACGCTCATCGCCGGGACTGTCTCGACTCTTCCCCTCCATCTACTTAGCAAAAAGGGCAACACCACCGCCATTCAGGAGAATTTATCGGCTCATGCCGTGCTCTATCGGCAGGCCAACGAGTATATGACGGCCCAGATATTCCGAGAGGTCATGATGGGGCACATTCTCCTGTGGGGGAATGGGTATGCTGAGATCGTCCGCGACGGATACGGCAACGTGGCTGCCCTGTGGCCGATCACTCCCAACCGGGTCAAGATCAGGTGGGAAGATGGCGCCCTGTCCTACGAAATCCGCATGGACAAGGGCGAAAACGTCACGCTTTCCAGGGATAAAATGCTCCATATTCCCGGCCCCGGCTTCGACGGAATTCAGGGATACTCCGTTATCAACCTTGCCCGGCGCGGCATTGGCCTCACGATGGCCCTTGAATCGTTCGGCGCGAAGTATTTCGGCGAAGGGACCCACCCCGGCGTCATCATAACCCATCAAGGCAAGTTATCCCCGGAAGGACACGCCAACCTGAAAGACGCCCTTGCCACCGCTTATTCCGGGTTAGGACAGGCGCACCGTATGATGCTGCTTCAGGAGGGAATGACGATGGAAAAGGTCGCGATTCCCCCGGAAGACTCGCAATTTTTGGAAACGCGGCAGTTCCAAATTCCCGAAATCGCCAGATGGTTCAACCTTCCCCCGCATAAGCTTAAGGACCTGACACGCTCATCATTTTCAAACATCGAATCCGAGCAAATCAGCTTTGTGACCGACTCCATCTTGCCATGGCTAATCCGGCTTGAATCCAACTACAACACGCAGCTTTTGAACAAGATCGAACAGAAGCGGCTTTTCTACCGCCACAACGTCGAAGGGCTTTTGCGGGGATCGGCGCGGGAACGCGGCGAATTCTACCGGCTGCTGTGGAACATTGGAGCCATGAGCATCAACGAAATACGGGGGAAAGAGAACATGGACCCCATCGACGGCGGCAACGAATACTTTGTGCCGATGAACATGGTCCCATTGAGACGTGCCCTTGAGGAACCGAAAGAACCGGAACCTCAGCAGATACCGACGAAAGAGAACACCGACGAGGGGAATGAAGATGAAGAAGTGGTTTGATATAGTCAACAAGGCAGATAAGGCCGAAATCTGGATATACGAGCAGATCGGCGAGGACTGGTGGACCGGAGAGGGGACTACCGCAAAGGGGTTTCAGAAAGAGCTTGCCGGCATCAAAGCCTCCCAGATCGACCTGCATATAAACTCTCCTGGCGGTGAGGTATTCGACGGGATCACCATCTACAACCTCATCAAGCAGCATCCGGCGAACGTAACCGCCTATATTGATGGGCTTGCTGCCTCGATTGCGTCCGTTATCGCCTTGGCCGGAGATAAGGTCATTATGGCCGAGAACGCCCAGTTTATGATCCATAACCCGATGGGCGGCTTGATGTTCTACGGGACTGAGGACGTGCTTGACGAGGAATATGTGAAGCTCAAGAGCGCGCTGTCAGCCGTCAAAGGTTCGATCCTAAACGCCTATGCCAAGAAAACTGGTCGCGAGAGTGACGAGTTGTCCGCGTGGATGAAGGCCGAGACCTGGATGAGTTCCGAACAGGCGATGGAATACGGTTTTGTTGACGATATTACCGACAAAATGGACCTGGCCGCGTGCGCGAAGTTCATACCAGCGATGCAGAAAGCCAAGTTCAAGAACATACCGGAAAGTCTTTCCGGCAGCAAGCAGACGCCTACAGCGCGGGAAGCAGAGAAAGCCTTACGGGACGTGGGCTTCACTCAGGCTCAGGCAAAAGTCGTTCTGGCAGAAGGGTTTAAGGGGTTTCAACGGGACGTTGACCCTCCTGAACCTGAGAAAGCACCGGAACCGGAACCACGGGACGTGGAACCCCCGGCATGGAATGACCGAGCGGCGGCGCTTCTCGCGAAAGCGGAAAAAGAATTACTCAAATAGAAACCGACAAGGAGATTACCAATGAAAACAATATCTCAATACCGCGAGGACATCAAAGCCCTCATGGAGAAAAGCGCGGCCCTCGACACGAAGGCGCTGAACGAAAACCGGGACCTAACCGAATCCGAACTGGCCCTCAAAAACGAGCTGCTTGATGAGGTTGAAAACATTCACAAGACCGTCTCCACTCTGGAACGCCAGGAGAGGATGAACGCGAAGCTTAAAGTGCCTGAAGGCGAAACGAGGAAATCCGCGAAAACCGTCACCGGCATCAAGGACAACAAGGAAGAAAGGGCGAGCAAAGACCGCTTTTCCTCATTCGGTGAGCAGATGGCGGCCGTTATGCACGCTTCCATCCCCGGCGGGCGCGTCGATCCCCGGCTTTACAATGCAACCGGCCTGAACGAGACGGCCCCATCTGATGGCGGTTTTCTGGTTCAGCAGGACTTTTCCTCTGAACTGCTTCAGGAAGTGTTTGCGACCGGAATCCTGGCCTCGAAATGCCGCAGAATAACCATTTCCGGCAACTCCAACAGCATCAAGCTGAATGGCGTCGATGAAACGTCCAGGGCGACCGGATCGCGCGGCGGCGGTGTCCGTGGCTATTGGGTCGATGAGGCGGCCCAGAAAACCGCCTCTAAGCCGAAGTTCCGCAAGATCGAACTGAACCTCAAGAAATTGATCGGCCTGTGTTACGCCACCGATGAGCTTTTGGAAGACGCGGCGGCACTCGAAGGCTACATCCGGTCCGGGTTCATCTCCGAGTTTGGCTTCTTGCTCGATGACGCGATCATCAACGGGACCGGCAACGGGATGCCCCTGGGTATCATGAACGCTGGATGCCTCGTATCTCAGGCGGCCGAAACCGATCAGACGGCGACAACGGTTGTCGGTGAGAACGTCATCAAGATGTTTTCCCGGCTGTTCGCATCGTCCCGCGCAAATGCGGCATGGTACATCAACCAGACCGTCGAACCGCAACTGCACACCATGAGCGTGGCGGTCGGCACCGGCGGACAGTTGATCTATATGCCCCCCGGCGGCCTGTCTCAGTCTCCCTATGGCACCCTGCTCGGCCGGCCGGTTATCCCGATTGAGCAATGCCAGGCGCTCGGAACGGTGGGCGACATCATCCTCGGCGACTTCTCGAATGGGTACATCCTCGCTGAGAAGGGCGGGATCAAGAGCGACATGAGCATCCACGTCAAGTTCGACTACGACGAATCCGTGTTCCGGTTCGTCCTGCGAGTCGATGGTCA